TCGACTTCGGCCAAAAGCACATCTTTGATGTCCGTGGCGGCCTCCCCTTCGCCGACGGCTCTGTGAACGAAGCGCGCTCGAGCCACTTCGTCGAGCACCTCACCGGCGCCGAGCGCGTGGGCTTTTTCAACGAACTCTGGCGCGTCTTGGCCCCCGATGCGGTCGCCCTGATCGTTACGCCGAACTGGTCCCATTCCTGTGCTTACGGCGACCCCACCCATCAGTGGCCTCCGATGTCGCAGTGGTATCCGCTCTACCTCCACCGGGACTGGCGCGCTGCAAATGCTCCGCACACCAGCTTCACCTGCCACTTCGATCACACGATCGCAGGGTCTTGGGACTCGGCCCTCGAAACCCGCAACCCGGAGGCGCGCAGCTTCATGATGAACCACTACACGAACGGGTGGCGCGACCTGATCGTGACACTCACAAAGCGAGTTTGATATGAAGCGGATTGCAATTCTTGGGCTCCTCGCCTGCCTTTCGGCGTGCGCCAGCCCCCCTTCCACCGGCGTTTCTGGTTCTGGCGATCTCGTTGGCCTCGTCCCTGGGCGCAACGGCGCCAAGATTGAGCTCTTCTCGGGTGTCGGCCCCTGCACGCAGCCAGCCATGTATGCCCACTTTACTGGAGCGGGAATGTCGGTCGGGGGCTGCTGGATTCCGATCAACGCCGAGCACATCCAGGTTGCCTTCTTCGACGGGACGGCGCTACAGATTCCTGCGGCCTCGATTCGCAGCGTGCCTTCGCTTTAATCCCACGAGTAATCCGTGAATAACGCCCACGAGAATCCCCAGCGCCCGCTTGCGGCGCGAACGCCCCTCGCGGCAGGCGGCGAGGGAGTGCTACGAACGGCCTCGGGGCCACATGTCAAGGGCGGACGCGAGGGCGTACTCGCCCCGCGGACGAATGAAATGTCCCTTGATATGGGGAAGGGCCGTGAAGTAGGCTCAACCACGCGCACTGCCGCATGGGTTCGCGCTTAACCACCAGGAACCTTTATGTCTGAGCGAATCCAGCCTGTCAAGCGCATCTCTGACACCATCATTGTCACCTTTGACTTCTCCGATCAGATGATTCCTGGTGAGACAATCGGCAATACCGGTGTTTTTTCCGAGCTATGGTCTGGAGTCGATGCCACTCCCTCCGCCATGATCTCTGGAACTGCAACTATTGACGGGCAAACAATCACCCAGAAGATTATTGGCGGTGCTTATGGTGCCATCTACACCCTTATAGCTCTCATTGACACCTCCCGCGGTCAAGCCCTTTCCAGCCGCACTAAAATAGTAATCCTCCCCTACAACTGGGACTGATCGTGTCTGTTAAGCTTACAGCTGCCCTCGTTGAAGCATTTGCGGGAGCCTTCCTCTCCCCGATGTACGACGAGCCTGTCCGTACCCCCGATCTTCACCGGGAGTGCTGGGACCTGTATTGCTCCGACTCTCCTCAGTGTGCTGTTGCCGCTCCTCGTGGTCACGCCAAGTCTACTGCCCTCACCCACGACTTCATTCTCGCCACCGCCCTCTTCCGCGACCAGCAGTACATTATGCTTGTCGGTTCTACGGAAGACATGGCTATTGGCCACCTTGGTGACATCGCCAAGGAGCTCCGCGATAACGAAGACCTCCGTGCTGAATTCGGTATCGCCTCCCTTCCTACCGACGCAAAGACTGACGTCATCGTTACTTGCTCTGACGGCTACCAATTCCGCATCATTGCCAAGGGCGCCGGTCAGAAGATGCGCGGCGCTAAGTGGCTCGGCAAGCGTCCCGGCCTTGTCGTTTGTGATGACCTCGAGGACGACGAGCAAGTAATCTCCCGCGACCAGCGCGAAAAGTTCCGCCGCTGGTTCTACCGCGCCATGAAGCCTGTCATCCGTAAGGGCGGTAAGATCCGCATGCACGGAACCATCCTTCATGAAGATGCCCTTCTTGCTCGCCTAATGGGCGACAAGACTTGGCGCACCCTCCGTTACAAAGCCCACGCCGGCTTCGACGATTTCTCTAACATCCTCTGGCCCGAACAATTCCCCGAAGAACGCCTCCGCGAAATCCGCGCAGGCTTCATTGAAGCTCAGGATGCCCCCGGCTACTCCCAAGAGTACCTCAATGACCCACTTGATAATTCAGACGCTTACCTTCGCAAGGAGGATTTTATCGGCATGTCTGATGCTGACTTTGATCGCCCTAAGCTTGTGGCTGTTGGTGTGGACTTTGCTATTTCTAAGGCTGATAAGGCTAATCGTACTTCATTTACTGTCGGCGGAAAAGACACCGACAACCTCCTCCATTACCTCGATCAGTATGTTGGACGCTGGGACGCCCTCGAAATTATAGAACGGTTTTTCGAGGTCCAAGCTACCCACAACCCCGACTGCTTCTTTGTGGAAGATGGCCAGATTTGGAAGGCCATTCGCCCGATGCTCGATCGTGAAATGCTCAATCGCGACTCCTTTATCAATTGCTTTGCACGCACCCCTATCACCGACAAGGCTTCGCGTGGCCGTTCCTTCCAGCGCCGTATGCGTGCCCGAGCCTGTCGCTTCAACAAAGAAGCCTCTTGGTATCCAGGCTACGAAGACGAACTCCTTCGCTTCACCGGCCATTCTGAAGCTACCCTCGACGACCAGTTCGACTCCTCCGCTCTTCTATCTCTCGGGTTTGATGACCTCGCCAATGTTGAAGAAGATGACTTCATCGACGACGAAGAGTTCGAAGCCCGCTCCAACAACCCCAGAAAGTATTCTGGTCGCTCCAAGGTAACAGGATACTGACATGCGCGAACTTCATACTAAGATCAAGCTTGACAAGTCGGTGATGAATTCGCCGAATCTCTGTGACCGTTTCGAGGATGTAGATCTCACCACCATCTCCGAATGCGCCCACACCGGCTTCGAGCTCGACCGCCAATCCCGCACAAAGTGGGAGCGTCGCATGTCTGCGGCAATGGACCTTGCCCTCCAGATGACCAAGGGCAAAGACTTCCCTTGGCCTGACTGCTCCAATGTCGCTTTCCCTCTTGTCACCATTGCCACGATGCAGTTTCATGCTCGTGCTTATCCCGCACTTGTTTCCGGCGGCGAAATTGTTTCTTACAAAGTCAATGGTCTCGATGATAATGGCGCCGAAAAAGAGCGCGCCATTCGTGTCTCCCAGCACATGAGCTGGCAGGTCCTTGAAGAAGACGAAGATTGGGAAGAGCAGCACGATCGCCTCCTGATCAACCTTCCTATCGTCGGCTGCGCCTTCAAAAAGACCTACCGCGATACCGTCGAAGACCACAATGACAGCGAACTTGTGATGGCCAAGGACTTCGTCCTCGACTACTACGCCAAAAGTGTTGAGGGCTGCTCCCGCAAGACTCACATCATTCCTATGTCCCGCAATGAACTCTGGTCGAAGATGGCGGCCGGTGCTTACTGCGACTGTCGTAATGACCCCTGGTTCAACCAAAATGCCACTCCTTTTACCCACGCCACCGACCCTGAAGTCGATCGCCGCTCTGGTGTCTCTGTCCCCCAATCTGATGAATCAACCCCCTTCACCATCCTCGAACAGCACTGCTGGATGGACCTCGACGGTGACGGCTATGCTGAACCTTACATCGTCTGCCTGGAGTACACCTCTCGCGAAGTCCTCCGAATCGTTGCCCGCTGGGACCAAGAATCCGACATCCAACGCGACCGCAAGGGCAACATCCTCTGCATTAAATCTACCGAGTACTTCACCAAGTACACGATGATCCCCTCTCCTGATGGAGGCATCTATGATCTCGGACTCGGCATTCTCCTCGGTCCGCTTAATGAGTCAGTTAATTCGCTTATCAACCAGCTCATCGACTCCGGTACCATGTCGATTGCTGCCGGTGGCTTCATCGGTAAGGGCGCTAAGCTTCGTGCTGGCAATGAACGCTTTGCCCCATTCGAGTGGAAAAAAATCGAGTCGTCCGGCGATGATCTTCGGAAGAACCTCTTCCCTCTACCGGTCCGCGAGCCGTCCGCTGTCCTATTCAATTTGCTTAACCTCCTCATCAACTACACCGACCGAATCACCGGCTCCACAGACATAATGGTGGGTGAGAATCCTGGCCAAAACACCCCTGCTGAGACCTCTCGCAACATGCTGGAGATGGGAGGCAAGGTCTATTCTGCCATCTTGAAGCGCCTTTGGCGTTCGATGCGCGGCGAGTTCCGCAAGCTCTACACCCTTAACGCCATCTTCCTCCCGACCACTTCCCCTTTCGGCCCAGACGGTACCCGCATTCTCCGCGAGGACTACCTCGGAGATCCTCGCCGCATCCAGCCTGCCGCCGACCCGAACACCCACACGGCTTCTGCCCGTATGCAGCAAGCCATCACTATCAAACAAGCCGCCGCAGCCACTCCTGGCTATGATCCTGAGGCCGTCGAGCGCAACTTTCTCCGCTCACTCCAAATTGAAAACATCAACGGCCTCTACCCAGGCCTCGCCAAGTTCCCGCCCGGGAAAGGGGAAAAGATCACCCTTAAGGAAATGGATCTTCAACTCAAGACAATGGAACTCAAGCAAGTCCAGCAGCAATTCATTCTCGACCTTATGGAAGAACAGCGCAAAAACTCGGCGCAGATTACAATGCTCGAGGCTCAAGCTGTCAAGTTCCGCGCCGATGCAGGTGCGGCAGTTGGCAACCAGCAGATCGCTATGTTCGACTCAATGATCGGTGCACTCAAGGCCCACGACGAAAGTCTGCGCCATCGCATCGAGCTAGTCATGAACGGAAAGGCAAATGCAAAATCCAGTCCCGACGGAGGAGGAGTTCCAGCTGTGGCTCCACCATCCGGTAACGAAGTGCCATCAAGCCCTCTTGACGCAATGGGTGGAAGCCCTCAAGACGTCATGGGCGGCGGGGAACTTCAGCCACGAGAACCCAACCTCGGCGGTAACGCTTAACGCAGCAGCAATCGGCGAGATCACGGGCTACCAATCAGTCCTCGATCTCTCTTACGAGCAATTCAAATCTGAGCTATCATGAACAACGTTTCCGGACTCAAGCCCCTCGGTCGCGCAGTACTCCTGAAGCACTACGAACCCGAGCGCAAAGTAGGGATGATTGTCATCCCTGAATCGCACAAGGACCGTCAGCTCATGCTCGAGCAGCGCGCGATTGTCGTGGAACTCGGCCCGCATTGCTGGGTTGACGAACCGACTCCTCGCGCTCAGCCAGGAGATCGTGTCCTTGTCGCCAAGTTCGAAGGGTGCTTGGCCAAGGGCCCCGCCGACGGGCAGACCTACTGGTTCGTCAACGATCGAGACATTTTCGCAGCCATCACCAAGGAGAATGACAATGCCTGACACCGAAGCCCCCGATACCCAAGCCCGTTCGCTCGGCTGGGTCCCTCAAGAAGAGTTCCGCGGAGACCCCGAGAAATGGGTCGATGCCGAAACTTTTGTCGAACGCGGCAAGCAGATCATGCCGATCCTGCGCGCAAACAACAAGCGCCTCCAGGATCAGCTCGCATCTCAGGCCGCGGAGCTCCAGTCAGTCAAGTCGCTTCTCACCGCCTCTGCGGAAGCCATTGACGAATTGAAGCGCTTCCATTCCGAAGATGCCAAGGCCAAAATGGCTGCGGTCAAGCAACAAGTTCTCGAGCAACTTCGTTCCGCCAAAGAAGCCGGCAACGTCGACGACGAGGTACGCCTCACCGATCAACTGACCGATATCAAGGCAGCCCAAAAGGCCGAACCCCCTCCAGCCAAGAAAGTCGAACCGCCCGCCGATCAGCCCGATCCTGCCTTCATCGCATGGCAGCAGCAACCGGAAAACTCTTGGTTCGGCCGGGACATGCGCAAGACCTCCCTCGCCCTCGGCATTGCCCAGGAACTCCGCAACGATCCTGCCAACGCCAACCTCGTCGGACAAGCCTTCTTCAAGCGGGTTGCCGACGAGGCCGAAGAAACCCTCAACCCTTCTGGCCGCAAGTCCAGCAAGGTTGAGGGTTCTCGCGGCGGTGCCGGTGGTCCCGGCGGAAGTGACCGAGCCAAGGGTTACGGAGACCTTCCACCTGACGCCAAGGCTGCTTGTGAAGATATGGCCCGCCGACTTGTCGGTGATGGCCGCGCTTTCAAGGTCAAGGCCGATTGGCAGAAGCATTACGCACAAGTTTATTTCTCTGGAGAAGAATGATGGCCGAAGCTACCGCAACCCCGAGCAAGTCCCTCAACCCGGCGAATGCAAAAGAAGTCACCCCTCAAGCTGCTCCCGCCCGCATCCCTATGTCGGTTCCGGTGCAGCGGCTACAAGTTCCTGAGATCCCTGGGTATCACACCCACTGGATGCGCGGGACTCCCGAGCGCATGCAGCAGGCTCTCCAAGCCGGCTACGTGCCAGTCAAGAGCGAAGAAGTCGCGGTCAACTACCGTGGACTTGCCGACAATCCCGAGATTGGTGGCAACACCAGCCTTGGCTCTTCAGTCAGTATTTCCGCCGGCCGGGCTGACGCCAACGGCCAGCCGATTCGCCTCATCCTCATGAAGCTCCCCAAGGCTTTGTGGGACGAGGACCAGGCAGCAATTGCCGCTCAGCAGGACAAGACGGCGGAAGCCCTCCGATCCGGCAGCGGCGCGATCCCCCAGGGTGCCGACATCAGCAACCGCTATCAAGGCATCCAGAACCGTAACATCTTCACTCGGAGAACCTAAATCATGGCAAACTCTTCTGCGATCGCCGGACTCGTTCCGGTCGGTTATCTCGATGGCGGCGCCTGGACCGGCAAAGCCAACATGTACTGCATCCCGTCGTCCGACGGCAACGCCTTCGCCATCGGTGACCCCGTCACCCTGGCAGGCTCTGCCGATGCGAACGGCGTACCGACCATCACCCTCGCCACCGCGGGTGCCGGCAATCTCGTTCTGGGCGCGGTGATCGGTATGGGCGGCACCGCCTATGGTGCGGCTTCCGGCGATCCGACGAGCCTCAACACCATCGTCATCCCGGCCACCAAGACCAAGGCCTACTACGTCCTCATTGCCGATAACCCGGACATCATCTACGAGATCCAGGAAGGCACCGACGGCGCTGCCCTGGCCGCCACTTCCATCGGCCTGAACTTCGACCTGAAGTCCGGGACCAACAACGGTTTTGTGTCCGGCTGGGTCCTCGACAATGACACCGGCGCAACTGGCGTCACCCTCCAGCTGAAGTCGCTCCGTCTGTCTCAGCGCCGCGACAATGCCTTCGGCACGTCGGCCAAGTGGTTGGTGAAGATCAACCACCACCAGTTCCGTCCCGGCGTCGCTGGCGTCTAAGCCCAACCACCACCTCTCAGGAGAACTTTCATGGCAATCACCAATACCGGCTCCCACCCGAAACTGCTCTGGCCCGGAATCCACGCGATCTGGGGCCAGGTCTACAACGAGCACGCAAAGGAGTATCCGGAACTCTTCGACCAGCTCGACTCCGACAAGGCGTTCGAGGAAGATGTTCAGGTCACCGGCTACGGTCTGATGTCGATCAAGAACGAAGGCAACTCCGGTTCCTACGACCGTGAGACCCAGGGTATGATCTCCCGCTACCAGCACATCGCCTGGTCGCTGGGTTACATCGTGACCTTCGAGGAAATGCGCGACAATCTCTACTCCCAAGTGGGCGAGCGTCGCGCCAAGGCCAACGCGTTCTCGGTCAATCAAACGATTGAGAACATCGCGGCCTTCCTCTACAATAACGCCTTCGCGACGACCTACTTCACCACCGGCGATGGCGTTGCTCTGATCAGCTCGGCCCACGTCAACCCGAACGGAAGCACCTACTCCAACTCGCTGACGCCCGGCGCCGACCTCGAAGAGTCTTCGCTCGAAGACATCTGCATCCAGATGATGGGTGCGACGAACTCCCGCGGCCTCCCGATCAGCGTCATGCCGAAGTCGCTGCACGTCCCCCGCCAGGAGTTCTTCAACGCGCACCGCATCCTGGAGTCGAACCTCCAGTCCGGTACGGCCAACAACGACATCAACGTCTTGAAGGCCACCAACGCGTTCCCCTCGGGCGTGAAGCTGAACCACTACTTCACGGCTCCGTCGGCCTGGTTTGTGCGCACCAACTGCATGAACGGCATGACCATGTACTGGCGTGATCGCCCGATGTTCGACCAGGACAACGACTTCGACACGAAGAACGCCAAGGCCATGTCCTACATGCGTCTGTCCGTCGGCTGCTCGGACCCGCTGAGCATCTTCGGCAGCAACGGCCCGTAAGCGGCCAATCTCCCCCGGATTATTTTCGGATTATTCGGGGGGATATCTCCAACGCGCCCTACGGGGCGTTCACCTGAACGCAATGGAGTTTTCTCATGACCACCCCTTCTCGCTTTCCCTACGGCGTCACCAACCAGTCCAAGCAGTCGATGTATGGGCAGTTCAAGGCGATGGTGCCGCCAGTCTACCACCAGTACTTCAATGACTTTGACGTCTATACTGCGGCCGATTGGACCATCACCGCGACTGGCACCGGAACCTCAGCCCTCACCAACGTCGATGGCGGCGCCCTGCTCATCACAGACTCTGCTGCGAATGGCGATGCCCGTTTCCACCAGAAGGTCGGCGAGGGTTTTCTGTTCACCTCCGGCAAGAAGGCATTTTTCGAGGCCCGCTTCACCGTCAGTGATGCAACTCTGACCTCCTGGGTCATGGGGCTGCAGGTCACAGACACGACACCGCTCGACGTTACTGATGGCGCTTACTTCCTCAAAAGCACGGCGTCAACTTCCATCTCTTTTATCGTCGGAAAAGATGCCACCACTGGGCGCCTCACCACAGCAGCGGTCTCGACCAATGCCGCAGCCGGCACCTACATGAAGCTGGGCTTTTACTTCGATGGCGTCCGCTTCATCACCCTGTGGCGTGACGGCGTTGAGATCAGCACCGTCGACCTCACCACCACCCTCGCCACTTTCCTTCCTGATACCACGCTGACCATTAGCTTTGGTGTCCAGAACGGCGAGGCCGTGGCCAAGACCATGACCGTCGACTACATCTTCGCCGCGATGGAGCGCTGATCCCCTGGGGGCTTCGGCCCCCCCACCATAACACTGGCAGGAGATTTTCGTGGCACAAGAAACAAACTTCGACATGGGGCGCTTCGAAGAAGCGATCGAAACCCTCAAACAGGGTCAGCAAGAAATTCGTCGTGAGCAGTCAGAGATCAAGGACGATCTCAGTACAATCAAGATCGCTTTTGCTGAAGCCAAGGGAGGGTGGGCTGTTGTCCTCTTCCTTGGGAGCGGACTTGCAATGTTCGTGGGCTTCATCTTCAGCCACTTCCCTTTTTTCGCTGACTTTTTCGGGCGGACCAAATGACAGCACCGGCATCCTTCAATACCGCAGCTCGCCTCATCAAGTATGCGATGAGGGATGCCGGCCTTTTGGCCAAGGGTCAGGAGCCCTCTTCACTCGATTTTGCTGAGAACCTCAACCGCCTCAACGACCTCATCAACATGTGGCAGATCGGAGGTCTCAAGCTTTTCCTCCTCGACGACATCTCTGTCACCCCGGTAGTCGGCACTCAGACCTACACCTTCGGCACCGGCGGTGAGGTCGACATGACCAAGCCTACCCGCATTGTTGACGCCTACTACCAGAACTCTTCTGGCGTGATCCGCCCCCTCACTGCTGTAGCCTATCGCGACTGGAATCGCTTGGGCTCCCGCACCACGGTCGGAGCCACCACCTCCTACTTCGTTGACAAGCAATCTACCTTCCTCGATGTCAGCGTGTGGCCCAGCCCCGATACCTCTACGGCTACCGGTACCTTTCACTTCATCTGCCAACTCCAAGTTACCAACTTCGTTTCCGTCACCGACACATCCGCCTTCCCAATGGAGTGGGCGATGGCGCTCCGCTGGGGCCTTGCTGATGAAATCTGCACCGGCCAGCCTCAGGCCATCATGAATCGTTGCGCCACTCGTGCAGCTCAATTCAAATCTGCTCTCGAGGATTGGGATACTGAAGACGTCTCCGTCACCTTCACTGTCGAACGCCAGGGTACTGGCGGCGGGAGTTTCCGCTAATGTCTCAAGCACCGCCCAAGCGCCTACCACTCACAGTGGTAATGTCCAACCGCGACTCGTCTGCTGACAAAGACGCTCGCATCATCAACGGCTTCCTTGAAAAAGGCCGCGATGGAGACTATCATGTTTATAAGCGTTTTGGTTACTCCGAATCGTATGTCCCTGCGGTTGGCAGTGGGCGCGGGGTATTTTATTGGCAGGGCAGTATCTACGCTGTCATTGGTGGAACCCTCTACAAGGACTCGGCCAGTAAGGGAGTGGTTGACGCAACAGGTTTTTATACCTTTACTTCTTGCCTTGGCTCGACTCCAAAGCTATTCCTCCAAAATGGGGTTGCCGGATATTACTACGACGATACTGGCGGTCTGGTCCAAATAGTTGATGTCGACTACCCGACAACGACGGTTCCTGGGGCAGCGTACCTCGATGGTTCGATCTATGTGATGACCCCGCAGGCTTTCATCAACAACTGCGGGCTTGAGGATCCTTCCGCCTGGGATCCTCTTGACAGCCTTCTCGCCCAGATCGAACCCGATCCAGGTGTTGCGCTTGCCAAACAAATGAGCTACGTGGTTGCCCTCAAAGGATGGTCAACCGAAGTCTTCTACGATGCGGCCAACCCTTCCGGCAGCCCCCTCGGTCGTGTTGAAGGCGCCAAGCTCAATATTGGCTGTCGCCACGCTCGTACCCTTCAAGACCTTGACGGTACTCTCATCTGGGTGAGTCAGACCCGTTCCGGCGCTGTTGCCGTAACCTCCCTCCGCGGCGTGAAGGGTACGGAGATTTCCGATCCAGCCATCTGTCGTATCCTCGAAGAAGCTGATTACACCACGGTCTACTCCTGGACCATCAATATCTCCGGCCACCATTTCTACGTTCTGACCTTAGCGACCCAGAACATCACCCTTGCGTATGACCTCCGTGAAGGTTTGTGGTACCGTTGGACTGACACAAATGGGAACTATGTTCCGATCGTAGCGAGTGCTGCAAACTCCAGCCAGCGCGTCCTTCTTCAACACGAATCCACCGGCCAGATCTTCCAGGCGAGCGACCTCCTTTTCACCGACAATGGGGCGCTTTTCACTTGGGAGCTCTACACCCCGATCTGGGACGCCAATACTGCCCTTAACAAGACGGCCAACATTCTCGAGATCGTCAGTGACAATGTTGGTGCCGGCATCCTCCAGGTCCGCTTCTCCGACGACGACTACACCAACTGGTCTGGGTTCCGCGACATCGACCTCAACCAGTACCGCTCAATGTCCACTGAGTGGGGAACATTCCGGCGCCGGTCCCACCACCTCCGCCAGCGCAGCAACTGCCCTCTCCGTATCGAAGCCATTGACCTTCACGTCGACATCGGGACACTGTAATGGCTACGTTCGAACCCGCACCAACTTATGCGGACCCGGTCGTTGTAGACGAACATACGGGTAAGCCTCGCTTCAACCCTCTTTGGCTTCGGTGGTTCCTCAAGGTTGCTTCCTTCATTTCCGCTTCTGGCGGTGGTGCGGGGACTGCCCCAGACCACAACAGCCTCACCGGTCTCCAAGGCGGCACGGTTAATGAGTACTACCACCTCACGGCAACCGAGCATACTGCACTCGGCGTGGCATCCAGCTGGCCGATGGTCAAGAACTCCCTCGGCATCACCGAGGAACTCACAATCCCGGCCGGCTACCAGTTGATCGTTTCCGGGTCTTTTGATGTTGATGGCATCCTCAACGTAGACGGGGAATTGGTGATCCTATGATTAAAACACAATCCGCAGCGCAGAGGCTCCAACGCCTCGGTCGAGGGGATGATACTCTTCTTGCCCACATCACAGCTCGCGAAGCCGCTCTGCTGAAGTCCCGCGGCGGTAGCGGCACTCGCAACCCCAAGACCGGCCTGCTTGAGTTCGACACCAGCGGCGAAGGTCCGGGGGATGCAATAGGTCCGGCTACTGGCGGGAGTGCCGGGAGCGGCGAAGTTGCTGACCCGTCGATCCCGGTTGCTCCCGCCCTTGAAGGTGTGACAATCACGGGATCAGCGCCCACTAATTCGGTTTCTCCTGGGGAAGCTGACACCTTCTCCTTCGACATGCCGCAGACAGTCGAGACAGGAATGGCGCCGATTCCGGCTCAATCCGCTCCCCCCAGCTTCATGGAAAATCTGCTCAAGAAGGGGCAGACCTTCGTGGGGAATCTCGCCCTGGCAAAGGGTGCCGCAATGGCGGCATCTGCGCTTGGGTTACCGGGGGCTGTACTTGGAATGGGGATAAGCGCCGCTCATGCCGCCCTTTCCGCCCCCGAAGGCAAAGGTGGTCAGGCTGCTGGTCAAGCAATCGGTAATTCTGTCGTCAACGGTATGGCTAACCAGGCAACTGGCGGCATGTTCGGAGCTCTTGGTATGAACGCAAACATAGGCCCAGGTATGACGGGCGTCGACAGTAGCGCCGCAAGCAATGGGAGTGGTGGCGGGGGTTTCGCAAACAACTCCTCGCAATCGCCTACCACCACTCCCCAAGCCTACTCCCCCGCCATCGACTATCTCCGCGGCGGCTATGGCCTCTATCAAGCCAACAAGCTCTCTCAACTCGCCAAGGGTACTTCCGCCGAGCAAGCGGCGCAGGGCCAACTCACCAACCTCATCAACGACCCCTCTTCGATCACCAAGACCCCGGGGTATGAAGCAGGCCTTCAAGCTGTCCAACGAGCTGCCGCCGGCCGAGGCTATCTCGCATCCGGCAATCTGACCGTCGCCCTTTCCAAGTACGGCACCGACTTTTACAACAGCTCCCTCTCCACTCTCAATACCCTTGCGAACCAGAATTCGGCTCAACGGTCGCAAGCCCGCACCGATTCCATCCGCCTCGCCGGCCAGGCCCTGAACTCCCTTGGCTACGGCTACGGCAGGTCAAACCGCCCAGGTGGGTCAGCCGGCGATGGGTCTCCGCTTCAGATGTCCGCCCCCAACTCCTCGACTGAGGCGACCCCTTCCGCTGATAACTGGTACGACAGCAGCACGCCTGAATCCAACCAAGTTCCTGCCGGAGACTTCTGGTATGAGTGATTTTAATATGTACGGGCCGGAAGCTTCACCGACCCGCCTAATTGAAAATGATGAAGCACAAAACTTCCAGCGGATTGCTGCCGCCCAGCATTCGCAGGCCCTGACACAGAAGACAATGGAGGAGCTTGGGCGTGCCAAGAAAATCCGCGATGCTTTTCAGGGGCAGAACTACGACCCGAATGCTCCGGCGTCGCAGCGGATCTTCACCGACGCTTCTCGCTTGAGCCAACTAGGCTACCCCCAGGAAGCGGCGAAGATGCTGACCGAAGGCACGCTTGCGGCTTCCCGTGAAGCAATGACTTCTGCCCATCAAGCTCAAGGCGCTCTCGCCAAGGCCAAGGGGTTTGATGAAATTGCGCAGGCACAAGCCCGCAACTATCAAGGTGTCACCGACCAGAAGACCTTCGATCTCGCGAATGCTGTCTGGAGTCATCAGACAGGGCAACCGAGTCCCTTCATCGGGATGCAGTATACTCCGCAGCTGAAGGACTACATCATTAGTCAGGGGCTGAATGCGAAGGACGTTGCCCTGATGGATTATGAAAAGGGGAAGGCGAAGGAAGCTGTTTCGGCAGAGAAGTCGCTGACGGATCTGCGAAATGCGCGAGCAGAAGCAGCCCGCGCACAGGCCGAGCTTTCGAGGACTCGCGGGGACAAGCTTGAAAAAGTTGGAGGTCCGGGCGCCAAGGATATTGGGATGCCGCCAAAGGACGCAACCAAACTCGCTATGCGAGCTATCCTTGATGTCGAACCCGAACTTGTTAACGACAGTGTGCGCCGTCTTGCTGATGTCATCACCGGGGAAGCTCAAGAAATAAAGAAAACTCAGCGGGATCTTACCTGGGATAAGGCGATTCAACGCGCGCTAGAGGCGCACAAATCGGAAATCCTCACCGACGCCATCCCAGAAAAGGGTGGGATGGCCCAGGTGCAGCGAGCTGTAGGAATTGGTGGCACGAAGCCGGTGAGGGTCTACCGCCCCACAGTTGCTGGTGGCGGGACTGACATCCCGGAGATCGCAACGAAAGGTTCTGCCTATAAACCCGGGAAATCCTACAGGTTCCCTGATGGGCGAGTCGGAGTCTACACGGGCCGTGATGCTGACGGCAAACTTCTGATTGAGTGGAGATAGTATGCCTGCGTATACAGAAGATGAACTGTTTGCTGCTCCGGCTGCTGGCGGTTCCAAAATCTCGGCAGTGTCGGAGAATGAGCTGTTTGCTGACAACTGGCCAGCAGAACCCCCAGCCGACAAAGCAAAGCCTCAGCTCGGCGCTCGCCCTACCCCCCAGCAGATGGAGGGCTATGTCTCCTGGCGCGATACCCACGACGACTTCGGCCGCCCTACCGCCACCAAGCCTGGTCCTCGCCGCGAGTACGCCGCAACCTCTCCGGGCGGACAATTTTTCGAGGACGTGGCGCATAATACCTTTGATGCTTCCGTTACTGTGACCGATATGGTTCTTGGCGCTCCCGGCCAACTCGCAGCTGTTGGGCGGAATGCGTCTGCCCGGCTTCAGGCCTACTTTAAGGACCCTTCTCTCGATCGAAGGACAATTGCCGGCATCGGTGCTATTGCGCAGCAGGAAGTTCCGGCCGCTTTTACCGCGCCGATCAAGACGCTGACTGACCGTCTTCGCCGCGGGGAGGCTTCCCTCGAAGCCCCACCTGAAGACCTCATTAGCACCGGCATGGGTGCTGTCGGTGAGGGGATCAAAAGCGGGGCTCGTAAGCTGCAGACCGCCACAGGCGGGGCTGTTATCGAAGAAGACACCCAATTTCTGGCCGATTCCGGAATGGCCCTCCTCGGCATGAAGGGGTTGACAGCACCACTTGGCCGGGGTAGTGGGCTGAAGTTGACGAATCCGAAGGGAGTGAATGAGCACTTCAGGAACCAGGACCGCAGAACTGAAACGATCGATCCGCGGGAAGGGCCAGCGCCAACTCCGGAGCAGGCCGACAATTACTTCAAGACCTACAACGAGGTGAAGGCCGTGGAAACCGATCTCGGCCGCTCCGACGCCCGGACGAATGCCGAGCAACAAGCCTACGACCTCATGCAGAAGGGTGCCTCGAAGGCTACCGTCGAGTCGATCGTCAAGCGGAATCCGCTCGTGGGTGAGGCGATGGCAGCTATTCGCTCGCGCCGTGCGATGGCGAGTGAGTCGGGCTTGGGCCGCGTGCTCCAAGGTGAAGTCCTCGATCCTGAAACCGGCCTCAAGCCCGACGGCGGCACCCCTGATTTCGGCGATCCGGCTGCCCCTCGCCCAGGCACTGGCCGGGAAGTTGCCCCCACTCCTGGTGAGCCCGTCGCAGCTGCTGCAAACAGGAATCCTCTCTGGCTCGGTGCTGCCGGCCTCGCAGGAACCGGGCTCGCCCTCTCCCTCGCCTACCCCGAACAGCGCGATGAAGCTCTCGCAAGTGCGGGCCTTGCCGGCGCCCTCGTCATTGGAAAGAATCGTGGCCTCAGTCTGGCTGACATTCGCGCACTCCCGGACTCGGCGCCCCTTGGCCATATCCTCAACAATTCGGCCTACACGTTGAAGGCCCTTGACCGCCTGCCCAGGGGCAAAACAACCTTCGGCGTGCAGGAGATTCTAGATCAGGCCAAGCGCTCGGACATTGGGGATGCCGAGAAGACGCTCATTCGTGATGCCCTCGACCTTTCGACGGGGGATGGCAAGACCATCACTGCGAAGGAGCTGGTTGCGAATATCAAGGAACTGGCGGAGCATCAGGAGCTTAAGGGGGCTGACTCCCACGGGGAGAACTACTCGGAGTATGGGCTGGAGCGCATTGACCGCAATCCGAAGTCTGTGGGAGACGATGTGGATCCTTGGAATATTTGGGAGGATGGGCCAAGTAGCCGAGCTGAGATAGAGAAGATGCAGGGATCGGCTGTCGAAGACATCACGACTCTCTGGAAGGCTCCCAAGCTCGAATTCAACGGCAGCCACTTCACCGACTCCGACGTCTTTGGCCACACACGGAGCTTCCTCCAGGACGGCATCCGCCATGTGGTTGAGGTGCAGAGTGACTTCGCCCAGAAGGGAATGAAGAAGGTTGATCCGAAGGCGCTGGAGAGCGCGCGGGAGGCGCTGCCGAGGAACCGAGAGCAGATTGCGCTGTTCGATCAAAGGGACCCCAACATAAACGTGGAAGGGTATGCAGTTGAAGCACAGAAGCTTCTAAACAAACTCCAGAAGATTAACCCTGACGTTCGCATGATGGTTGGGGAAAATCTTAAAAGAGACAACAGTCATTACTTCCCCGAAGGGGCTGATCCAGAAGTTGTACTGGAGCACTTCCTCGCTACTGCAGCGGATGATGTGTCTGCTCGAGGTATCCCGGCTCGCCGTGAGATTAGCAAAGCCCTCAGTGCTTACAGGGGGCGGGTTGAACAGCTTATTGATCAACAAGTTTTTGACCTTCGGCAGCACGCCCAACAAATTCGCTACTCCGGCATGGTCAAGACCTGGCCGAAGCGCCTCGTCCGGGAAGAGCTTGCAAGAGGGGCGACTCCGAAGCTGAATCCGGAGTGGGTGAAGGAAGCTACTGCCCTTCAGCGCGCCCAGAAGGTGCTCGATGATAGAATAAGTATGGCTGAAGAGGGCGGCCTAAGGGAAAAAGAGTTTACGGCTGCTGCTCGCGAAGATGTGGATTTCTTTAGAGGGCGCCTCGCCGAAGTCCCCAAGAATCTCCCCCCCGAACCCTATGTCCGCTTTGCTACGGCAGACACTGTGGCGAAGGTGGAGGGGTGGGCGACAGACCTACGCGGAGCCCGAGAGCGGGCTACTGATGCTGTGATCAGGGCGGAAGACTACATTGGCGATCTTCGGCTGACTCTTCGCAATGCCAGCAGTACCGCTATGGCTAAGGCTGACGCCCAAAGTCTGCTTCCTGTCGCAGAAAAGGAACTGCAAGCAGCGAAAGAAAAGCTTGCCGAACTCAGCAAACCCGATGCGCGAGTCCCTTTTCTCGATCCCGCCCACCAAGGCCTCTACGACCGTCACGCCAAGGAGGTCGACAAGTTCAACCTTTCCCTCGGCGGCAAGCCCTACACCGACGCTTCCGGCCACACCTGGATCGAAGTCCCGACGAAGCCCTTTGCTGGCCCAACGCAGATGTATGGTCGGACCACTTCTGAATTTCAGATGCTTCTCGGGGGCGCGGCCGCTGGCGCAATCGCCGGTGCCTACCTCGCAAACCCCGACAACAAGTTCATCGGCGCCTCTCTCGGCCTCGCGCTCGGCGCAGCCCTCGCCCGCCCTGGCACCCTCAAGGGCCTCTCTCAATCAGCTGAAAATGCGCTCGGCGCCCCCTCTACCAACATCCTCAACCAATCCCCTCCCATTCTCCGCCGAGCTTACCAGCGGGAACAGCTCTGGCGCAAGCATTCCTACGAAGCGATTACCGCGGCCGAACCACTCCGCAAGGATCTGGCCTCTCTCCCGAAGGCCCAGCGAGAAGCACTCGAGATCGCTATTCTCGACAACTCTCCTGAGAAGATCAAGGCCGCAATCGCAGCTACCGGCCGTCCGGAGATCGCGACGTCCCTCGCTGCCGCAATGAAGATGCAACAGGATCTTGGGCAGCAACTGGTGAAGCTCGGGATCGTTAGTTCGCTGCGCCCTAACTACTTTCACCGTTCAGTGAGGGATTACCCCGGACTTGCCGCCCACCTAGGGAAGGAAGTCGGCGGTCGACTTGAAGAAGCTGTTGCTGCTGCGGACAAGCGTGCCTTTAACAAGCGGGGCTATGGCCTGTCTCAGGCCGAGCGCGATATCGTCACGAACAACTTCCTCCAAGGCCGTGAAGTCATGGGCGGGAAGAAGGGGTTTGCGAAGGAACGGAAGCTCGACGAGGTGACTGCGGAGACTCGCCCATTCTACGACGACCCCGTTGCCGGCCTCCACTCCTACATTGAGTCCGCAACGAAGGCGATTGAAACTGCCCGGCTCTTTGGGAAGGACCTCAAGCTTGCAGTCGGGGACGGCCAAACCACCTTCGACCTGCAGAAGTCAATTGGCGCCCTGATCAATCGGGAGCTCGATGCAGGGAGGCTCACTCGTGAAGGCGCTGACATCGTGGAGAACAATCTCCGGGCAGTGCTGCTCGATGGAGAAAAGGCTGCCCATAAGTACCTGCAAGATGCGCGCTCGATCATTAACTCTTCCCTCCTCGGCAACCCGGTTTCGGCTGTCGGGCAGTTCGCCGAAATTGGCTCGATCGCCTTCCTCCAGGGAATCCTCCCCACCATCCGAGCAGCTGGGCGGAGGCTTACTGGTCGTGGGACCGTGAATGTGAGGGACACTGGTATCATTGAGCACGCGGCTATGGAGTTCTCTGGGGAACGCCCACTCGCCAAGGTGGTGAAGAAGCAGTTTGAACTTTCGGGCTTCACCGCCTCCGATATCTCGATGAAGAACTTGGCGCTTGAAGCGCGCGCCATCCGCTACTCCCAGCTCAACAACCCAAAGAAAGCGCAGGCCTTCCGCGAGAAGTACGAGGCCTTTTTCGGGGATGACTTCCCCAAAGTTCTCGACGATCTCAAAAGCGGCCGGACAACCCCCCTTACGGACGAAGTCGCTTGGTACGAGCTCGCCCAAAACCAGCCCACCTCGAATCTCGAGATCCCGATGTCGCTGCTGAGGAACCCGAATGGGCGGATTGTCGCTTCGCTCAAGACCTTCATGCTCAAGCAGATGGACGTGGTGCGCCGAACCGCCTGGAAGGAAATGCGAGAAGGTAAGCCGCTTAAGGCTACTGCCACCCTCTCTCGCTACGCCCTCCTCCTCGGTGTCGCCGGGGTGCCGGTCGCCGCAATCCAAGCGATCATGCTGAATCGAGCGCCCGAGGGTTACAGCCTTGGTAACATCCTTTCCGCTGCTGCCAAGACTTTCATGTGGAGTAACTACATGGTGGATCAAGCAGAGAAGAAAGGACCTATGGCCCTTGCCTGGGAGAATGTATTGAAGCCGCCTGTTGCTGTCTTCGATGACCTGATCTTCAGCCGATTTAAGAACCCGCCTACAGAGCGGGAGCAAGAAAAGCTCGACCGAGAGTTCATGAAGAAAGTTCCTGGCGTCGGCAAACTTTATGAAGCCTGGGCCATGGGTGGAGGGGAACTTGCGGACGAAGGTAGGGCGAAGGCTGAGTCGAAGAAGGTTAGCCGTCAGGCTATCAAGGACCGGGCGGAAGAGGCCGGCCACCCACTCTCCGCCGATGAGATTAAAGCCATCCGCCAAGAGATTCGTGAACGCAAGCAACTCCAAGGAGCCCGACCATGAGTCGCGATTTCTTCGAACCCGGGCAGTGGAACGTCCGCTGCTCTCTCTGCAACCGGAAACGTAAATCCGGAAGCGTGGTGAAGAACTGGCAGGGCCAGTGGCGCTGTCCCGAACACAACGAACCCAGGCACCCCCAGGACTATGTGCGGGGAATCGCGGTCGAAAAGCCCCCACAATGGGTCCAACCGGGCGCCACGGACGAGTTCATCGAGCAATGCACCCCAAATGGTATCTCGGCCATCGCGGGGTTTGCCGTGGCCGGCTGTGTCCGAACTGGGTATGTTTCCCCCATGTTTGATCCTAACGTAACTGACTGAGGCGAGAATGGCTGACACAACTTTTGTAGACCAACAGACTGTCATTCCGGCCGCCTGGCTGAACGATGTCAATAAGGATACTTACGGCGGTAAGTTTCGGGACGTGAGGAGCTTTGCTGGCATCGTCGCTAATGGAACGACTAACGATATGGCCGCCTTCAGGACGGCTGTTGCAACGGCCATAGCTGGGGAATACGGCATCTGGTTTCCCGAGGGGGTTTACTTGCTGCTCGAATTTCCGACAGCCCTTTCCCAGGTTTTCATCACGGGCGGGCTTTGCCTCCTTGGCGCAAACCCACAGAATTGCGGCTTCATCCTCGACAAGAAGGTAAATAACAGCCCCGTGATTCACGACCCACTGTTCTGCTTTGGTATCTCTTCTAAGGGGAGTGCTGTCACTGCCTGGACAGGGCGCATGGAAAAGATCGGCTTTGTCCTCAAGGCCGGCTGCAAGACGTTCGAACGGTGCTGCCACTTCTATGAATGGCAACAAGCTACTGTCAAAGATTGCTGGTACGACGGGCGCGCCGTCACGTTTACGCTTGCACAGTTCGCTGGCGGCTTCCTGTCCAGCAACGAACAATCAACCTGGGCAACCGGACAGTCGGCGGCCTATTACGGCATTAACATCCTCGGGAATGAAGGTCACGCAAGTGCCTACTACCAGAACTCGGAGTCGATTGCGTTTACAAACCTGCGCGATTCCACCCTCGACAACAACCGGATGTACGGTTTTGCTGATGACATGGCAGTTCACGGGGGCAGCAATGTCACCATGACTAACAACATCAACAAGCCTGTGCTGGGGCGCATCTACGCAGAGGATGTAACCGGCATCTTGATTTCCGGCAACACCCTGGAACACTGCAAAGACCCCTCTGGTGCGTATACAGTGGGCTCTGGTGTCACAGGCATCCGCATCTCGCACACAGCGACCTACGCAATAAACAATACGGCTCCAGCAAACAACGATGTCATCATCACGAACAACAGGGTGATAATGCCCGAAGGTTCGTATATGGCTACTCCGATCTACATCGAAAACGTACAGGACGGTTTGATCTGTCGCGGCAATATCCTTGAGAATCAGGGCACCGGCACACTGGATGCTGCAACAGGAAGTATTTCGCTGATTCAGGCGGCGACTCTTGGCGCTTGGACCGGTCCGACTGGTAACCCGGACTTCGCTGCCGGTGGTGTGGTTCGCTGTCGTAGTGCCATCATCGAGGATAATGTCTGCTGCGGGACCGGCTGGTCTGCAACGGAAGGGAGCTGCGGTGTGTCGTTTGCTGCTGGCTCAACTGCGGTGATTGGCCCGATTGAGGTCAGGGGCAATATCTGCGGCGCCTACTTCATGCCGTATCAAACTATCAACTTCGCTGCGAGCAATCGGGCGATGGCAGTAAGTACGGATGCATTCAAAAATGTTTCAATCGTTAGCCTGCTGCGCACCAAGCCGGTGGAGCATCGGTCGGTGATGACGGCAGCGATGACCCTTACCTTTGCCGGCCACCCGATTGGAGCGCCGGCTGATCTGCTGGACGACAGCGGCCTCGACTTCCTGGCGAACAGCGCCGGGTCAATCCGTGGCCTGCGCATCAGGGTCAAGACTGCGGCCACTGCGTCGAACTTCTGCCTGATCCGCATCCTCAAGAACGGCGTGCAACTTGGCGCTGATACAGCATTCGCCACCATCACACCGACGACTAACTTCGTTAGCTACACGGTGAACTTCTTTAATACGGTGATGACGTTTGCCGCACAGGATAAGCTCAAGATTCAGGTCTACTTCACCGCAGGCCAAATTGTTGCGCTTGAAGGTACGGCCGAAGTATTTGTCCTGTATAATGGGACTTGATTCAAGTCAGCGAATGGAGAGCCCCGAGAGGGGCTTTTCTTTTGGGCGTAAAAAAGCCCGCGCGAGGCGGGCCCGAGGAGTGCAGTTGGTTAGACTGGCAGCCCACGTTGAATGGCTTGGAGTTGCAGCAGCTGCACCTGACCAGCCAGCACGGTGGATTCGCGCTCGGCCCGACGAATATCCAGGTCGCGGACCAGTTCACGCGTACGCCCAGCTTCGTCGGAGATCTTTTCCTTGATCTCGCAGCAACACTCGGCCTGGGCAGCCAGGATCGCAGCGGTGCTCTGGGCAGAAGCCAGGGCGGCAGCCGCGGCATTCTTGGTTGCTTCGAGCAGGCCGGCAGCTGACGCGCGCTCGACCGCCAGCAGGGCTGCTGCGGCCGTCTTCTCGATTGCCAGATTGGTGGCCGCCGAGGTGCGCTCGACCGCTACGCCCAGGCCGGCGCTCGCCACGTTGGTGGCCAGGACACCGGCTGCGGCAGTCTTCTCCGTTGCGAGTTCGCCGGCTGCCCCATGGCGTTCGATGGCATCGCGGATTGCTTGGTGCTGACGATCCGTGGCAGCAGCATCAGCGTCGGAACGCCGGTGACTTGCTTCGAGGGAGGTTGCTTGGTTCTGGTAGAATCGGGCAGTGTCGCCAGAAGTCCAGCCGTTGTTGTGGTGTCGATCATGATCCTGGCTCGTGACAAAGCCAGTGGCGGAAACGCCTGCGGGCGGAACGAATACGTCGCTCATGGGAAGCTCCAGTTGTGGAGCCCTATTATAGCTTGAGGGTAAGTGGGATGTATGTATGCTGGCGGACACAATTAACACCCACTTACAATTGAGGTTTCATCATGGGGTTATTCGCGGATTATCCCATGGACTAACTCCCCTCGAACCCCCCCACATACTGCAGCACGAAGGCTCCGCCCTCCTGGAGGAGCTTCACATAACCCGCCTTGATGACACCGGAGAGCACGCCCTCGTAGTCCTTGGCGTTCGGGAAGTGGGTATGGACTACGCGATAGGCTTGGTCGTAGGGAATCTTGCCGTGCCGCTTGATGATTGCAAGGAGCTTGTCGACCTCGATCGAGTCCTCGGACTTGCCGATGTTGGAGAAGACTTTCGGGATGTCCTTCTCGAGGTTCTCGAGCATGAAGGTGGCGAGCTCGAGGTCGCCTTGGGCGATGACGCGATCGTCGCTTCGGGAGAGGGAAAGGATCGTGGCCGTCTTACACATATGGGTTTGCTTCCGGGCGAGATACCCTTCGGCCATTGCCGACCCGACAGTTTTGACTGCATTCTCCCACTGCAGCTGATAGATCGGACGGTACCACTCGCGCGCATCCTTGGTGATCGTCATCGGACCGACAATTTTGGTAGAGATATACTCGAGATCCTGGATGAGTTTCAGCCGGAGGTCATCGTCATCGTTGGAGATCTTCTCATCCACCCAGGGAACATACTGCTCCTTCTCACTCCCATAGACGAAGACGCAGCGGGAGGTGAAACCGCCCCCAACAGCAGCCTCGGGGACATTGGTCTGGAGCCAGGACGGCGTGGTGCAGCCGATCATGTTGATCCAGGGACTCTCAATCAGCTCGCTTCCTGAGGTCTTGGTCGTCTTATCAAAGACCCTGCCGCCGTCCCAGAGGCTGATATAGGCGTCAATCTGCGCCTGATCTGTCGGGTCAATGAGGTTGCCGAGTTCGCCCGATGCACAGGTGATCGCACTCATGGGGTGGTATTCATCTTCGTACTCGAACTGCTCGGCGCACGCGCTGAATGCCACCACGAGCGACTGCCACGTGCATACCTTGGGGCCGAAGTTAATGCCAGGGACCTTCTTCAAGAGGTCCATCCCGATGTCCATAGTGGTGGTCTTCGAGACGATGCCGGGCTTGGCTACGAAGATAATATAAAAATTAGGGTACCATTGGAACCTTTTCATGTCTATCCAGACCTTGCGGCGGATTGCCCCAGCCAGGACCGAGACGCCGCACCAGAAGTGCATGCGGCGAGGCGCTTCCGTGACTGCGGCATAATCTACATACGCGGTGAGCCAGTCGCTGAAGTTGCGGGCCATCATCCATTCCTTACGTTTACTTCCCAGGATTTTCTGGCGCAAGCAGCTTCGAAAAAGTCCTGCCCGTAGTAGAGAATGATACGCGGCCCGCCGTGAAATCCGTAGGAAGCCCAGAGACCGCGATCGCCTAAGAAATAAACGCCGACAACTCCAGAGGTGTTGCACTTACCCAACCTACCTACTTTACCCTCTTTCCGATTAGAGCGCTGCTCTTTCGCCGTAGCCCACCTGCAGTTTTCGGGGGTGTAGTCCCCGTCGCTATCTTTGCGATCAAGGGTATAACCCTCAGGCCTTCTCCCCATATCCGCACGGAAATTGGCATAGGAGAGTAGCCAGCGGTCACAGATCTTTACACCCCTTCCGCCGTAGATCGGGTATTTTTCGTGCTGCGGGTCGCAGCAGCGAGCTTTCATAGCTCGGTAAGAAATTTTAGTTGGTGACATCATCGTACCCTACGAATTAAAAGTTTAACAATCGCCCCAGCTCTTTTCCGACGTCTTGAGCTCGATGGGGATGATCAGGGTGTCCGGGTAGGGCACTACGATCCTGGACAGGCGAGCAAAATCTTCATGACACTCGGCAGAACGGTGAGTTGGGAACTGGCCGGCGAGGGAGTCGTGAACTTGGAGGAGGACCTGAATCTGTGGCGCTTGATCGTACAGGTTCTTCCAGACCCGATTGATAACACAGGCAACGGTGGATTGCGGCAGCCAGGCGATTGCCTCGCGGCAGGTTGACTCGCTGACTCGATCGAAGTAAACCCGCGTGTAGCCGAAGGCATTCTTGACGCGCCGCGTGCGACGGATCTCGTCACAGAAGCGCTCTTGCCATTCCTTAATCTTAGGATACTTACCGAAGTACCACCTTTGTGTACGTTCTGCCTGATGCACAGTGAGTCCAAGGCGTTGGGAAAGGCCAACAGCGGTCCCCAGATAATGCGTCCCATGTGCGAAACTTTTGAAGGTTTTATATTTAGGATTATCTTGCCCATTGGGAAGCCTCTTGGTGATGGTTGGGTCGGAATAGAATTCGCGCGCCGTTTCGATGTAGGGGTCACGGCCCTCATTCAGCATGGCCTTCATCTCGGTTTCGTCCGACTCCCAGATCACGACCCGCAAGTCGGCCTTGGAGAGGTCGGTATCGAAGAACGTGAAGCCATGATCTGGGACAAAGATCGTGCGCATGTTCGGCAGCACAAGATCGCTCTCGTCATCTTCGCCGCCCTTTGGGATGTTCTGGAGATTGCCGCCGGAGTCGAAAGCGTTTTCGCTCGAGCTCAGACGGTAGGTTTCTGTGCCGCAGATGTTGTAGCTTGTGCGCATCCGATCGTCGATGTCGAGGGGCATGCGAATGAATGTCGACAGGAAGACGCGGATCGTGCGATACTCCTGGATCTGGTGGATGAGCGGGCGGAGAAGGGGGTTCTTGAGGGCGATCGTCGCGAGCGCCGAGTCGTCGCAGGTGATGTGTGGGACTTCGCCCTTCTTCGCGCGCGACATGATCGGCTTGAGGTTGAAGTCACCGTAGAAAAGCTCTTTCATCTGCTTGTTCGAGTTGACGTTGAGCTTGTGGCCCAGGACATACTCGAAGTAGGCGAGGCGCTTGGCGAGCTCGGTCTCCATCTTCTTGTCCATCCAGGCGCGCTCAACCTTGTCGATCCGCACACCCCGCTGCATGGCCTGAAGGACTGGCCAGAACATTGACTGCTGGAAATCCTCGACTTCTTGGAGGCCCATCGCGGGGATGGCGCGCTGGAGGGCTTCGCCCGATTCCCGTGTGCGAACACAATCGACGCAGTTGTATGACCAGAGCTGGTCTTCGCCAACACTCTTCGACCAGACTTTATCAAGCTCCATGACCGGCTCCATTCGTCTTATACCAGGTAGCGCCATCGTCTTTCCAGTATACATACTCCTCGCAGTACATGGACGCGATAAAATCCAACGACTTTCTGAGACCCGCGAACAACGTATGTTGGCTGATCATTGTGTCTTGTTTGACGTTCGGGACGAAGTGCCAATGGCGATAGGTATACTGCGCGTCGTACAGGAGGTTCTGCCCGCGTACCTTTACAGCACGGTGCGTGAGGAGCTTATACAAAAGGTAAACAATTTCTGCTTCAGCATCCGGACCCCAAAAACCTTCACGATCTTCCACGCACATAAGTGGAATACATATCGCGTCGTCGCGGGACCAGCTGAGTCCAGCGCAAGCAATGTGACCGGCTCGCGTTTCCAGGTCAAAGTCCAGCCAAAAACTTTCAGACTCCGCTCGCTCGAGGAGGCTGTTGAGGGTGTCGAGGACTGCGGCATATGAGGGGCGGAGGAGGAAACGCCAGGTGTTGGCGGGCATCTCACGAGAGTCGCGGTGCTTGGCGACTCGCTTGAGATCGAGGACAGTGATGGCTCGGTTTTCCCACTGAGCAAAGATGGCTGCGGGAGTGATGATGGGGATCAGGAGTGGCTGGTCGTTGCGGGGAAGCTGGTCTGCACGCAGGAGGGAGCCACGCCACTTCATCGCACCCTCGGCGGACGACAGAGCCCACAGAGCGAGGTTTCCAGCGGCGACGATGATGTTGGGCTTGACCTCGCGGACCTCGCGGTGGAGCTGTTCTACCCCGGCGACAATCTCGGGAGCGACCCACTTCCCGCGCACGAACTGGTGGTACTGATAGACCACATCCATCTTCTTCTTGGGCAGCCACTTGGCGATTTGGCCGTTCGGAGGGCGAGCATTCACGACGTTCGTGAGATAGCACTCCGAGCGCATGATGCCCGCTTCGTGGAGCATGCGATTGAATTCCTTTCCTACCTCTCCTGAGAAAGGTTCCTGGGTGTGGTAGTCGTCTTGGGAGTAGTACTCTCCAACGACAAGAATCTTGGCGGGGGATGGTCCGCTTCCTCGGTTCATAAGGGCTCCAAAGGAGTTTAGAAGTTTAGGTCGCGCTTGAAGACCGCACGGAACTGCGGGGGTGCGTCGATACGATCTAGGTGGCCGTGGCGCTCCATATCCCGAAGTTGTTCGATCAGGCCGACAAGATCTGCCTCACGAAGTATGTAGGTCTGCACGTAGTCGGACCCCCTGTATCGGCCTACTACTACCGCATAGTTTTTTTCACGAAAACCCAGATCGACCGAGATTTCCGTGCGGTCACGCACCAGCGTTTCAAGGGCTGCCAATTTTTCGCGGGTGCGAAGTAAGTCTGTGTGGTAGGCATCAACAATCAGCCTTAGCTTTTTCAGCCACTTAAACATTCTCGGCTCCGGATAAAGGGCGAAAGGGGCCGAAGCCCCAGGATCACTTGCCGGCGAGCTTGAACGCCTTGAGGAGGTAGGGATCGGGATCGGGCTGTGCGCGATACCACTTGGCGTAGCCGTAGGGTACATCGGCAACGAGCTCGCCGCGATGCTTACCAAAGGTCATGGTGACTGGAATGCGTGCATGCTCGCTGAAGGCATAAAGTTCGTCAAAGGACTTGACGCCAGAGGCCTCGATGCAGCGGCCCAGGACGGAGGCGCAGAGCGACACATCCTCAGCTGCGGAGTGGGCGCCGCGGAGCCTCGCTCTGGTGGTGGCGTTAGCACCGAAGAGGAAGTAGACCATCGCGCTCAGATTGTGGGCGTCGCACTCCGGCCACAGTTTGCGCGACATCGCCAGGGTGCAGATGCGTGGGATGGTGGGGCAGCCAAGCGCCTTCCAGTCGAAGTCGATGTTGTGGCCGATGAGGTAGTCGGTGACTGAGGAGATGTAGCTTGCGGCGCCTTCGCTCGGGGGGAGTCCGACGAGGTCTTCGGGCAGGATGTGGTGAACCGCCATTGCGCCGAAGGCAGGTGGCTTGAGCGGCGTGAAGCGCTGATGGAGGCGGTCGACGGTGCTGTGGGAGGCGAGTTGGCTGAAGGTGTCGAAGCGTTCCCAGGCGAGTTCAATCACCTCGGCGTCTTCGATGGTGGTAGTTTCGGTGTCAAGGATGATGGCAGTCATACGAGTTCTTTCTGGGCCGAAGCGGCATTGCGGATGGTTTCGAGGCGGGTCACGGAAATTCCGTATGCTTGGGCGTCCTGTTCGAATGCAGTTGCACTACATTTGCAGAGGTGGGCAGCTTCGAGGATGCCCCCAGTTCCAGCAAAAAAATCAGCCACTCGGTCACCAGCTCCACAGGAACGAGAAAGCAGATCTCGGAGCAGTTCGACGGGCTTTTGAGCTGGGTGACCCAGGTTGGCATCGGTGGAACAGGTGACAAGGTCCGGAGCGATTCGAGTAACCTTGCGATCTCCTTTAATTGCATAAAGGATGGTCTCATACTTTCGCTGGGGACCGTGCTCTGGCCACGGACTACGGAAATTTCCCGGCTTGTGCCATATGAGTGGTGTGCGATGTACCTTCCACCCTGCCACCACCATACGCTCACGCAGTTCACTGAAGCGATCAATGTCGCAAAAGACGTAGGCGTGGGCATCGGGCTTGGTGAGTCGGAAGGTTTCGGGACAAAACCAGTCCATAAGCTCTTGCCAGTGTTCGTAGCTGTCATCATAGAAGTGCTCGCCCATCACAGTGCCCTGGCCGGCATCCCCAAAAGTGTCCGCACCCATGCCGTAAGGCGGGTCAGTGAGGATGCAGTCGAAGGTGCCGGACGGGAGGAGCGCTGCAAGATTTTCTGAGTCTCCGAGCTGGAGAGTGTGGCTGGCGGCGAGAACTTGCGGCCCCACGGCTTGCGCGATTGAGACATTGCGAGCTCCTTGCTCTTTCTTTTGGAGGATCTTAAAAGCGTCCTTGAGGTTGGCGGCTTTCTTGACATCCGGGTCGTTGAGATGCTTGGCGACGATCACTTCCTGGCGAGTCTTGGTGTGGTAATCGCCGACAGAGGAGCCGCGAACTTCCTTGGCGATGTCAGCGATGGAGGGAGGCGGAAGGTTGGAAGCCTCGGCTTGAGCAGTTCGGAGCTGAAGAAGCGAGGTGGTTGCACGAGCATTCTCTTGCCACGTGAGATCCATCCGACGAGCATTTTCTTCATACTCGGCTTCAAGCCGAGCCAGAGGACTAAGTTCGCCGATGTCTGTATAAGGGATGCTGCCTCCTGGTACAAGTACTGCCCCGTGGAGGAACGTGAGTCCCAGATCATGCAGGTCCTGGACGGCCCGGAGTCGGCGCTCACCTGCCACCAGATAAAAGTCGTTGAGTTCACGCCGTAGGACGATGGGGTGGAGTAGGCCGATGTTCTGGACGGAGTCACGGAGTTCCCCTAGAGCGACGGGATCGAATTCCTGGCGCTGCCGATTGGCTGCGATCTTGATGGAAGAGAGGGGAAGGAAGTGGGCGGTCACTCAGGACTCCAGATGGTTGAGGCCGCCCTTGTCCGCGCGAGCTTCGGCGGCGGCGGTGCTGAACTTGTCGGGGAAACGGAGGCAGAGCTTGGCGATGTTGTTCTCAGCAAGCTCGGAGAGATTGACTTGGAGTGCTGTCGCCGCAAGCGCCACATACCAGAGGATGTCGCCGAGCTCTTCGCGCATGTGGGCATGCATCTCGATGGTGAGTGGCTTGTCGTAGAACGCCATCCGCTTTACTTCAGAAGCGAATTCGCCCAGCTCGGTAGTCATTCCGGTCTGGGCGTGGAGGAGCTCGATCTGGGTAGGCTGGCCTTCGGGGGCGGTGCGATAGGCAGCTGCTTGGTACTGGTCGAAGTTCATAAAAACTTTCTCGTAAGAGCAGCCCCCGAAGGAGCTGCCGTAGGGTCAGTGGATCAGGGACTGACGATCAGGAACGCGCGACCGCTGCGACCTTTTCCTGGATCATGTCCTGGTAGGGTTCGTGGCGGATGCGCACCTTCACGACGGTGCCCTGCATCTTGCGGGGGGCGAAGACGTCGCCGGGCTTGTTCATGTCGCAGGCCTCACGATAGAGGCGCAGGCGGCTGTTCTTACCCTGGGAATTGTCGATGCCGCCCGCCGGGGTCAGGTCGAGCATGATGCTGTCGCGGACGGTGAGGTTGGTGGGAAGGTTGAGGCTGGACTGGAGGTCGGCGGGGATCTCGATCAGGAGGGGGACATCGAGGGCAACGCCCGACTTGGAGCCGTCCTTGCTGGCCCAGGTGCGCGAGGTGATTTCGCCGATGACGGCGATGTACTCGTCGACAGGGAGGGGAGCACGGCGCTCGGTCGGAGCATCGAGGGTGGCATCGAGGAAGAGGGAGGGATCGAAGTTGGAGATGTCGGTCATGGTAAAGGTTCCAGTTGGAGGGTGAATCGGCAGACGACTGACTTAGGACTTCCCGCGGGCCTGCCAGCCACGAGATTTCTGTGATTACTTGGCGAGGCGCGTCTTCAGCTCGTAGCCCATCAACGGCCAGATCTTGTTGACGGCGTTGGTGCGAGCGATCTTGCGGCCGATGTCAGCGTCGAAGTTCTCAGGGCTGGCGCAGGCGCTTTCACCAGTGACGGTGAAGCCGTTCTTGAGCACCAGCACGCAGAAGGTGAGGAGACCAAGCGCAGGCGGGGAATTGTGGGGGCCGATTTCATGACCCCCACTTTCCGACGTGGCAGCCGCGCCAGCAGCACCATCGGCAGCGGTGAAGTAGTGCTCGCTGACGATATTCGCCTCGATGTCGGCTGGCGTGATGCGCGGCGCAATCAGGTCCTTGGACTTGATTTCGGCCTCGATGGCGCTATCGTTGGTTTGAGGAGACTCAATGTGATTCATAGTTAACCTTCAAATGGTCTGCTAGTAACCGACTAGCGCGGATTCCGGGCCTGCCAGCCGTGGAAAAGGTTGAAGACTCGGCGGACCCAGTAGCCGCGAATGAAGGAGATGACGGTGAAGATGAGACCGATCTGGAGGCTGTGGGAGACGGTCACAGGGTAGCCGAAGAGGGGGAGGACGAAGTGGTTGGCGAGGACGGCTACGACGAAGCCGATCCAGGTGGAGGCGATGGCTTCAACAAGGGACCAAAGGCGGGGCTGCATCTTATGCCCCGCAAAGCCAGATGGCAATCTTAAGCAGGCCGACGAGAGCGGCAACCGCCAAGGCGCTCATGGCAATGTCGCAGCAGCCGCGGAAGAAGCCCTGTATGAAAGGTTTGAACATCTCAGCCCCCCTTGCGGCTGACCCACTTGGACATGATCTGACCGAAGTCAGGGTCGATGCCAGCGCGGATGGGAAGGCTGCGCGTTTTGACATCGACGTTGGCCGCAGCAGTGTCCCAGGAGAACTTATCCCCATTGCGCACGGTGTATATCACGTCGCTGAACAGCTGCGGAATTTCGTTCGCGAGAGCGGCGCCAATGGCCTTGGTCATGAGCTTCACCCCGCCGGTGATCTCGTCTTTTTCGCGGCTGACGTGGGCCGTGATAACGAAGGTGGCGAGTATGCCCTGGGTGCACAGGCGGAGGAAGTTCATGAGGTTGTTCTGAGCAACACCGTAGTCGGGCGGAGCGGCTGTGGGGCGGCTGCCGATGACCATTTTGAAGGCAGCGTTTGACAGCTCGGATAGGCTGTCGATAGCAAATATGTCACGAGCGGTGAAGCTGTCGACAGGCCCAAAAGTCTTACCTGTACGATCATCCGGAAAGTTCGCACAGGTTTCCAGGATCTTGTGGAAGGCATTGTTCTTGCTCCGGTCGGGATCAGCGAGCTTCGTGACGGCCTCGTAGCTGAGCTTGCCCACATTGTCCGCGGCCTTGATGAGGGACGCAAGACTGTTCGGACGAGTCATCGACGAGTGGTAATAGAGGCAGGCGGGAACGGTCTTGCCGCGATCGGTAAAGTAGCCCAAGAGGGTCTCGAGGCCGTTCTCGGTGAAGAGAACGAACACGCGGTAGCCGTTCTTGTCTGCCCACTCGACGAGGGTGCCGAGGGCGTGGGTCTTGCCGGTGCCGGCGGGGCCTTCGAGGAGGACTTTCGGGCCGAGCATCTTGGAGTCTGGTATACGTTCTGTGGTCATGTGAACTTTCTCAAATGGAGGTGAAACTCGCGAGCGATAACCTCGGGAGGGAAGGAAGCGGTGAACTCGGCCTCGTGATGCCAGATCGAGCCGGCGACATGCTGACCCCAGGTCGGCTGGCACTTTATACAGCACGCGGGGACGGCAGTCCAGTTGGCTGTCTTGGGGCCGATCTCAACCGGACACTTGGCGAAGGTCTCGCCACACTCCACGCAGTAGAAGAACTTGGAGAGCGGGTACTGGCGGCAGTTGAAGTCGAACTGGACTGACGCGCGCGCCACCTGCCCCAGGTACTTGCCCTCGACGATGAAGTGCTGGAGGATCACAGCTCATAAGGCCAGTGGGTGACCTTCCTCTCTTCGCGCTTGACCGGGTCCCAGACACGACGCTCGAAGGCCGTCTCGAGCCAGCTGCGGGGGTCACGGCCCAGGCAGACCGAGCGGAACTGGCAGCCGCCATAGTCGTTGCAGGAGTGGTCGAGATTGTAGTCCCACAGACCCGACTCCCAGCAGTCTTTCATCCGACGAACGTCACGGAGAAGCTGTCCGTACCATCTGTCGACCATCCACTGAGGGCGGTACGTAAGGGCCTGCTGTGTGTCGAACTTAGTCTTGAGTATCCCAATCCCTCGAACCAGAAAACCCGCGAGATTGAGGCCGGAGCGGTTAGCGCCCCAGGTATATCCCGTAAATTGACTGCGTAGGTCCCACTGCTTTGACCAGGATGCGCCGAGGGTCGAAGTTGTCTTATCATCCTCACCATAAACGGCGCCGGCATAATTGACTGCCATGTCCATTCTGCCGACATACAGCAAGGGGTCTCCAGTCTCAGGATGGTCGGCGTCGATAGGTTCGGCAAAAGAAAACTCAACCCCGATCTTGCCGCCAGGGAGACTGATGGGGACAGCTTGATCCGTTGCCATAGGGTAGGCGTCGAAGTAGTAAGCGAGAGCCATAGCCATGCGCGCTGCGGACTTCGCAGAATCGACTGGACACTGGAAGTCCCCGTAGAACTCGAGGAGAGCCTTGATCCCTTCGGCCACAGCGTCACTTTCATCGATCTTGTCCTTGTAGAAGAGAGTGCGGGCAACTTCGAGGCCGTGAGCGAAGGCACCACCGGCGTGGAGGTGGACGGACTGGCCGCGCGGCTTGAAGTGCTGGAGGTAGGCGAGGTAGGCGCTGCGAGGGCAAGCGCGGAAAGCGCTCACGATCGTGGAGTCGAGCACCTCGAAGAAGGGGGGGCGAAGAGTGGTCATCAGAGGAGCCCCTTCCCGCGAGCGATGTAGAGGGCAGCGAGATCGGAGGGGGTGATGGAGGTCTTGGGGATGACCATCACTCCGCGGCGCTCGAGGAACTCAGGCACGCTGTCATCGAGGCGCACAGTGCGGGGGCCGTCAGGGTTGGAAGCGACGAGAATAGGAGCGCCCTTGTCGTTGGTGACGCTGACGAAGATGAAGCAATCGCCTTCTTCGTAGAGGTCGCCGTGATAGGCCTCACCGTCGCCGATGTAGAGGTCAGCACCCGTGATGAGGCAGCTCATCAGGACACCTCAACAGCCGACGGCGTGCTGTAGGTCAGGGCCAGGAGCTGCTCTTCGCGCTGCTTCAGCTCGGCGACTTCGCGGGCGGCTTCGGCGTAGATACGAGCCTGCCTGACGCGGAGGTCGGCGATGACTTCCTGCACGCAATCGGTCTTGTCAGGGAGGAAAAGCTCAACCGGGCCAGCTATGCGCTTGGAGCCCTTGGGGCCGGCGGTCAGCCAGTCGTCGCCCTCGACCTGGCGGACCGAGTAGGACCAGTAGGAGATGGACTCGCCCTTGGCGATGGCTTCTTGGCCGGAAACGTCGAGGAAAATGTTGACTTGCATGATGATGGCTCTTGAATGACTTGAGGTGGTTGAGGGAAAGGGCTTCAGCCCATGAGTTCGGCCAGCATATCGTCGGCGTCCGGGGGAGGTGCCTTCGACTTCGAGGCTCGGGACTTTTCGGAAGTGACTGCTGCGGAGACACGGCCGGCGCGCATCAAGATGATGGCTTCCTTCATCTCCTCTCTGGTGAGGGTGCCGGCGATGGCTTTCTGATTCCACTCGGCGATCTTGGCGGCGAGTTGCGGGTCTGGGATCATGCTTGGGGCTCCTTGGCTTGGGCGGAACACAGAAGAGAGCGGAGGCGCTCGATATCGGCACGTCGAACTCGGATGACGCTTTCACCTGGCATGCTGCCAATGAATGGGGCGAGGTCGAATTCCTGGGTATCGAAGTGGAAGCGCATCAGGCGGACGAAGAAGGCCTGGAATGCGCCGAGCGGGACGCGCTCTTCGAGTTCGGACCAGAGGTGACGGACGAGGATCTCGTGGTCCGGCTTGGGGAGCATCACCTGCAGGGCCACTGTGGGGGTGATGTTAGGCCTTCTTGCCACGAGGAGCCTCACGAGGTTTTGGAGCCTTGGTGGTTGAGGGCTTCTTGGCCAGGGCGGACATTACGGCGGCTGCGGCGCGAGCGGCAGGAGTGGAAGGGGGCTTATTCTTCGTCATCACCGGACTCGTCTTCTTCGTCGGAAGGGTAGTCGTCGGCGTCGATCTCTTCGATCGGCTCTTCGTCCGCGAGATTGCGCTCGAGGTCGATGGAAAAGAGGACATCATCGATCTCGAGTGCGCGCTCGAGCAGTGCTTCGTCGTTGGTTCCGCGCACGCTGTCGTCGGTAACAATCAGGTACTTGAACTTCATGGGGGACTCCAGAAGAGTTGGGGGTCAATCGGGATAACGCATGGGGATTATTGCGTAATTATCCCATGGTGTCAACAAAGACTTTCAACAGATACCGGCCTAACGGCAGGATGCAGCGGACGAGTACGCCGCCGATCTAGTGGTTAGGCCGCTTGTGGCGCGGCAGCCGCCTTCAATCAAATACAACTAATAAGACTGGCGTCTCCCGCCCATCGCCCCTGAGGTCGTAACCGAGTACCGTTACGCCCCACCTTATCAACCAGTACCGCCGCCGCGGAGGTTTCTGTCTTGAGTGAAGATAATGTTGCGGGGCGTGCGCGCCATTCAACCACCGAGGCCTTCGCCGGGTGTGTCGCGCTCTGGGACCACTGGCGCGAGCGCCGTGGTCCTTTTGCGCGCCGGGCTCGAGAGCGGCCTCCCGTAGACGGAGACGACATCGGTCTTTGAGAAGGGTGGAAGGCAGAGCGACCAGATGACTTCTCGCGAGCCGCCTTTACATTTGCGCCACTCGGGGCAGCGGCTGTCGGAGCGGTAGGCGAGGCCGTGGTATTGAAGGCGTAGAAGATTTGAGCTGATCGTGTCTTTTGGGATCTCGATGACTTCGAAGAGCTCGGTCTGGGTCTTCGGACCCCAAGCGAGCGCCGCAACAATCCTGCAGACGATTGAGGTGCTGCCCTCAGTTGTGGGGTGTTGGCGAGCCATTTCAGCGCATCCCGTCAGGCCGGTTGCCGTAGGCCGCTTCGAGCGCGTCTCCGAGGACCGGGAGATTGAGCTTCTGGGTGTCGGGCCAGGGGATGTCGCGCGCTCGATCCAACATCTCGCAGATCTGGATCTCTTCCTCGTGGAACTGGACTGCCCTGGCGTGCGCCTCTTCCTCAATCCGGGAGTCGTTGATGAAGCGCCTTACAATCGGTTCGAGCGCTGCGTTGATGCTGTAGTGCTCCGGCATCGAGTCGCGGAGAAAGACGACCTGCCAGCCCGAGTGGTCCGTCATGACCTGGATTACTTGGTAGGCGCCTTTACCCGGACGCCAGCCCCGATTGGTGCGAGTGAGCCAAGACTTGAAGGCCTCAAGGCAGCTGATGTGGAGGAGATCGGCGCTCATTTCCTTCTCCAGGTGTAGGTGGTGGTCTTGCTGGTCGGGCTGACCTCGACCGTCAGGTGGCCAAAGAGCGGCGCACCAGAAATGAGATCGACGGGGAAGCCTGCGTCGAAGAGCTTCGTTGCCGTGAGGCGATCGGGGTGACCGTGGTAGGCTTCGGCCTCTTTGCTCTCGATCTCGAGCTGCAGGACCGGCCAGGAATCGCGGAGGGCAGCAGCACGTTCGCTTATTGCGGGGTCGAGCGCCATATTTACCTCGATGTCGATCAAGGTAAGAATGGCTCGATTGGGATTCTCGCTGAGGTGGTCTGAGAATCCGAGGTTAAGCTCGATGGCGTCGAGCACCGCGTGCTTCCACCTCGCGTGCTCGCTGTTCTCGAGCCGGAGCATGGCGTTCGCGGCCTCGAGTTGCGCCACATGCTCCACGAACTCGAGGTACTCGGTCGAGGCTCCGGTGAACCAGTCCCAGGCCCGCTTGAACCAGGAAGCGGATGAGGGGGGAGTGCTGAGCGCGCTCATTGCCCCGCCCCTCTCGCTGCCAGCATGCGATCCGCATGAAGGTAGCGTGCGCGCTGGCGCCAGTCCGCGGGCTTGGTCTTCACGACCTCTTTCCATCCGCCGGAACTGCGGACCTCGGGCACATCACCGACCGCGTAAGCAACGGCTTGAAGATCCGCCTCGCTCGCGTGAACGGCGAAGTAGTCGCGGAGGGTCATGCCGCTTTGACTATACTCCAGGATATCGCCTTGTGTCCCGCGCTCTTGCTGCGTGGGGAAGGCCGGTCCGCCATCATCTTTGTCTGCCATCTCAATTCCTCTGCCCTCTCAGGGCTCCAGTGAAAAAGCCCAGGGCTTTCGCCCCAGGCTCGTTTTCCCCGCGAGTAATCCCGCGATTATCCCATGGGGTATGGTGCGTCAGCCGCGCAGTTCGGCCAGCTCGGCGTCCGCGTCGACCTTCACCGCCTTGGCCTTCTTCTCGTTTTCCAGGCGGGCGATGATCTTGCCGGTCTCGCTGTTCGGGTTCTTGAAGCTGGCGTACAGATCCTTCCGCGTGAGCGTCGGATCGTTGGCGAGCTTCTTGTCGAGGTAGGCCTTGACGAACTCGACGGTCTTGCCGGTGGCTTCGACCAGGGCTCGGATGACGATGCTGGCACCGGCGTAGCTGTCGGACGCGCCGCTGGAGCGCTGCTTGCCCCATTCGCCGCCGGCCAGGCGGCCGATGATCGCATCGATCGCGACCAGCATGTCGTCGACTTCTTCCTCGCCGGAAGCCTCGTCGCCGATCTT